CGCATCAACTGGAGCATTGTCAAGCAACAGAGCGACGCCGGCGTCCCGGCAGAGCGCCTGGCCAAGGCCAGCGGCGACCTTGTCGTGAACCTTGTGGATGGCGCCAGGTATCAAGAGGTGGATGTCCGCGAGCCCGTCGAGGTCACGGCCGCCGGCACAGGCTTCATGCTGATCTCGAGATCGGTCTTCGACAAGGTCAAGGACGGCGTCCAGACCTACGTTGACGCCGACGACGAGGTCGAGGTGCATGAGTTCTTCTCGGTGGTCAAGGATCGCGCCAGCGAGCGCCTGCTGAGCGAGGACTACGCCTTCTGCCAACTGGCCCGCGACCACGGCATCCAGATCTTCATAGCCCCCTGGGCACGGCTCACCCACTACGGCAGCTACCTCTTTGAGGGCACGCTGATCCCGGTGCGACCATGACCTGGCCGTTCCCCGAGAAGCTGATCCCCGTGGGGCGCAAGTCGGCTCCACCCACGACACCCGACGCCGAGGAGGCACCGTTTTGAAACCAACCTATGTTGATGTGCTATGCGCACGGGTAGAGATGGCAGAGACTTTGAGCGAGATGTGGTATCACGTTTCAACGAACGGATTTGACCTCGCCATGTGGGCGCACTTTGAGTACCTGCTCGCCCGCGATGAGTACCGAGAGATGGCAAAACATCTCGATTTTGTGGAGGCGAACCGACTTACCGACGCTCACTTGATCGCGGACGGATTGGCAGAGGGGTTCAGGATGTGAAGCCGACATACATTGACCTGCTACGCGCACAGCGAAACGTGACCGCAGCGTTGTATTCGATGTGGAGCTTTGCCGAGGCTGGCCGGTTTGAAGTAGCCATGGCGATGCACTTTGAACTTCTGTCCGCCCTCGACGAACTGCACGAGATCGAGAAAAAACTCGATTGGTCAGAACGGTTTGCCGAAATCGATGCGTTCACGATCGCGCTCGGATGGGAAAAAAGATGAAACTTTTCATTGCGATTTGTTTTACGGTAGCCATCAGCGGAATTTGTGCCGCGCTCTGCTGGTACAGCTTGCAACCAACCAGCCATGTCCCCCGTTACCACGAGTTTCGGCTCGACGATGGCACACGCTGCGTGATGACGTACCGGGGAAACATTGATTGCGACTGGAGGAAGAAATGAGCCACACACCGGGGCCGTGGCTGCACCGCACGAAAAGCGACAGCGTACACAAGCCCCCTATTCAGGAGCCTTACAAGTTTGGTGATTTGATTTTCCGGTTTCACGACGAGCAAAACCCAAACGATGCGGACTTGGCGTTGATACTCGCAGCGCCTGAGTTGTTGGAGGCATTGAAAAGCTTGGTCGATCTTGAGGATGGGCACGTTGGCGTTTTTACGTTGGATGAAATAATGGATGCTGCCCGCGCAGCAATCGCAAAAGCGGAGGGGAAATCGTGATCAAAGAAACTGGTGGGCCGGCGTTTCCAGTGGTTGGGCATTGGTACGGAGACAAGCTCGGAGGGCAACTAACTCACGGCATGACCCTGCGAGATTACTTCGCGGCGAAGGCGATGCCGTGGGTCTTGCAAGAATGGCGCAGTGTAGGAATGGACGACTTGTACAAAACGGCCGCTACGGAATCCTACAAGATTGCCGACGCCATGCTGAAAGCAAGGGGAGAGGAATGAGCCGACGCAAGTTCAAGCATATTCAGGTCTACGCCCGCGACGGTGAGCGGTATGACTACGTCGAGGATGCCGAAACGGATTACCACGTTGAGTTCAACAAAGAAAAAGACGTGTTGGTGGTGACCGAAATGGACTTTGGCAACAAAGGGCCAGCCAAAAAAGAGATGGTTTACTTTCAACCCGTTCGCTATTACGTGGAGCTTCTTGATGACTGACCGCTACCTGCTGGCGGTGCCGGTGGAGAAAAAGAAATGATCAAAACGTGGCAGGAAAGATGCGAGGAACATCCCGATCATCAGACCGGAATGGTATCGAACACCATGATTCAAGCGCGGATGCAGGAGGAGATTGACGCCCTTCGCGCCGCGCTGGCCAAGCCGGAGCCAACTGTAAAGAAATCCTTACCTGTTGCGAGACGCGAGGAAACGTACGACATGAACGATCAAGAAATCCAAGCCAAGGAATTGACTGCGCCGCGCATCACGCCGCAGGACATCGAGGCAAACATTGTCAGCGAGCATTACTTCACGGCACGCGAAGGCCGCGCTGGCGCGATTGAGTCCGGCACTTATGTCGGCCGCGAAAACCCGGCGGCTGACAACTCGGACTTGCGTCCACTGGAGCTGCTGACTTTTTGTGTGCTGGTGTTGAAGAACGGCTTCACCGTCACCGGCGAGTCGGCCTGCGTCAGTCCGAAAAATTTCGACGCCAAAATAGGCCGCAAGATCGCTTGGCAGAACGCGGTGGCAAAGGTATGGCCGCTCATGGGCTACGAATTGCGCAGCAATTTGGCAAGGAACAATAATGACTGACCGCGAACTGTTGAAGCAGGCGCTGGAGGCGTTGGACAATCTGTACCTGCCCGGTGAACTTGAGCGCGTGAATGCAGCAATCACCGCCATCCGCGCCGCGCTGGCCAAGCCGGAGCCAACTGTAAAGAAATCCTTATATGTTGCGCGGCGCGAAGCCCTTCAGCTTGCTGATGTACCTCTTTATCAACGCGATATGAATTGGCAGTCTGAAGCGACAACTGAACTGCGCCGGTTGCATGATGAGATCGACGATCTTCGCGCCGCGCTGGCCGAGCCGGAGCAGGAGCCGGTGGCGTGGATGGTTTACACGCAAGATGGAAAGGCGGCATATGTGACCGACAACCCGAGCGATATTCAGCAAAGCCAGCGAGCACTGCCCCTTTACACCCACCCACAACCCTGCGAGTACATCCGCAGTAGTGGCACAACGCACTGGTGCGCGCTTGCGGAAGCAGGGCCAAAGGATAAGAATCAATGAACGAGGAGTCGAGATTCAAAACAGGGCAAGGGAAAATGTTCATCTCGGCGGGCTGGTACGACAAACAGACGCTGGCAACCTTTCACGACTACCTGACTGCTCATCCGTGGGGAGTGGTTACGCACAAAGATAAGCCGGTGGCGTGGATGCTGGTTGATTCAGTGGGCGACGCAGATGACATCTGCTACGAAGAGCCGGCGCAAGCAGAACTACCGGATGGGTGGAGTTACAAGCCGCTTTACACACATCCTGTGCGCCGAGAGTGGGTGGGGCTGACGGATGTAGAGAGAGACCGCATCGTCGCGCAAACGCCAATTTACTCGGGTCACGCATACGATGTTGCCCGTGCCATCGAAGCCAAGCTGAAGGAAAAAAACGATGCGTGACTTCCCCCCACTCGCCGCGCTGATGATCTGCCTTGTGGTTTTTGGAATGCTTTTGGTCTGGGCGCAAGACTTGGGCATATGGCAATGTATGTGGTGCCAGGAGAGATTGAAATGAACGAAGACGAATTCAACGAACTGGCGCGGCCCTATCTCAAACTGTGGTCATCCGTCATGAGCCAGGCGATCAAGGACGCCTGCGACAAACCTCAGGTGCCGCTGCGAATCGGCGCCACCGAACGGGAGATGACCGCGCTCGCTCGCAAGGCGATGGAGTGGCTGTTCGATTCCGAGCACTGCCGCTACATCTGCGACCTGCTCGACATCAACCCCGACGCACTCGAATACCGGCTCACACAGGAACTGACCAGCGATGCACCCGAAAGACGCTTTGGCTACGACATCACCGGCGAACAGCGCCGGAGCTTCCGATTCAACTACCGGCAGTACCAAGCCTCGCGCAGCCAGGCAACTCCAGCCAGACCGCCGCTGCGTAATGTGCGATCGGCTGATCCCGTGCAGGAAGACGGGCGGCGAGCCGTACCTGAAGGACTACTACGTCCGGCTTGATCACTGCTCGAGGAGGTGCAAGGTCATGGATCAGAAGAAACAGGACGCCACCAAGGTGACGGTTGATGACTTCAAACATCTTAGGACTTCGGCCGCCACGCCGGTCTATCATCAAGGACTGCGATGGGAGAACTCGGTGGCGCTCCTGCTGAATGAGGTGCCGCAAGAACTGGCGCGGTTGCAACTCATGAACAAGATTGACCACATGAACAAGGAAAAGAACGATGTCGCATGACCGAGCCGTTTCCATCCATGCCAAGATCGACCGCAATCAAGAGACCACGGCGGTCTTCCGCATCAAGGTCGAGGGCGGCTATGCGTTCCGTACCTCGAGGGCCGCGGGCGAGCTTTTCAACCGCGCCATGAAGACCGCCGGTACCTATCTGGTCGGCATCTACACCATCACCGCCACCCCAGAGATGATCGAGGAAGACCTGGCATTCGCAACCAAGGACGCAGCATGACCGACATGACCGACTACAGCGAGGCACTGCTCAGCATCCAGCGCCTGCACAAGGAACTGCACCAGCACCTGACCAAGCGGGATTGGTTGGCGGCCGAGGCCGCGGCGGACGATATCGCGGAAGCGGCGATGCGGATTTCCGTATTCTGTTTCGACCGGGTGGGGGAGGCATGACCAAGACCCTCGGCATCAAAGAGGTGCGCCTGGACGGCGGCACGCAGCCACGGGCGGCCATCAGCGAGGAGACGGTGTCCGACTATGCGGAAATCCTCAAGGACGGCTCCATGCCCCCGCTGGACGTGTTCTTCGACGGCGCCGCGTACTGGCTGGCCGATGGCTTCCACCGATACCACGCCCACCTTCGCAACAAGAGCCCGACCGTGCTCTGCGAGATCCATGCCGGCACCCGGCGGGACGCCATCCTCTTTAGCGTAGGGGCCAATGCCAAGCACGGCCTGCGCCGCACGCAGGAAGACCGCCGCCGCGCGATTCAGACCCTGCTCGAGGACATTGAGTGGTCGGAGTGGTCAGACCGCGACATTGCCCGCGCCTGCTCGGTTGACGGCAAGACCGTGGCCAAGGTGCGCAAGACCCTCGGCTTGGAGCAGGAGGAGCGCAAGCACCTGCGCAACGGTAAATTGGTGACGCGCACAGTCAAGGCACCCGATGAACCAGTCGAACCCGAAACCACCCTCGACTACGAACTCGCCGCCGAGGTGCAGTCACTTGCGGCCGAGAACACTCGACTGCATGACCTGCTGGCAGCCGGCAATCTTGACCCCACCCCGGAAGGAAAGCAGGCCGCCATGCAAACCATGGAAGCCTTGCGTGGACAGATCGCCGCGCTGGAGCGAGAAGTGGCAACATTGAGGACAAGCCGGGACGAGTACCAGGCGAAGTGTGCCGAGTTGATCAAGCAGGTTACCTACTGGAAACGCAAGGCGGAGAAGGCCGCTGCGTGACCCCGATGCCGGGCGGTATCCCGGCTGGAGAGACAGATGCTGGAACTAAGAGAGCACCAACAAGCGGTGGTGGACAAGCTACGCGCCGGGTTTGAGGCGGGGCACAGAGCGCAGTTGCTCTACGCCCCGACAGGATTCGGGAAGACTGAGGTGGCGATGTCGATCATGCAAGCCACGGCAGCCAACTTCAAGCGCGCCGCCATGGTCATGGACAGGGTTGTGCTGGTCGACCAGACGAGTCGCCGCTTGACGAAGTACGGGATCCCGCACGGGGTTCTACAAGCGCAGCACTGGCGCTTCCGCCCGGCAGAACGGATCCAGGTCTGCTCTGCCCAGACCCTCGAGAAGCGCGCTGAATTCCCTGACACGGATCTCCTCATCATTGACGAGTGCCATGTCCAGCGTCGCGGCGTGATCGAATACATCAAGGCGCACCCAAGCGTCCGCGTCATTGGCCTCACGGCCACGCCTTTCACGAAGGGACTGGGTGAAACGTACACCAACGTAGTCGGCGCCACCTCGACGGGCAGCCTGATCGAAAAGGGTTGGCTCACCCCGCTGAAGGTGTTCATTGCCCATGAGATCGACATGACCGGGGCGAAGAAGGTCGCCGGGGAATGGTCGCAAGACGTCGCAGCCGAGCGCGGTATGCAGATCACCGGTGACATCGTGGCCGAGTGGGTGAAGAAGACCCATGAGATTTTTGGCAAGCCGGTGAAGACCGTGGTGTTCTGCTCCAACGTCGCGCACGGGAAAGACCTTGAGAAGGGATTCAAGGCGGCCGGCTACAACTTCGTGTCGATCAGCTACAAGGAGGACGACGAGTTCAAGCGGGAGCAGATCGAGGAATTCGGCAAGCCCGACTCAAGCATCCAAGGCCTGATCGCGACCGACATCCTGACCCGCGGCTTCGATGTCACCGACGTCATGATCGGCGTCTCTGCCCGGCCATTCTCAAAGTCATTCTCTAGCCACGTCCAGCAGATGGGCCGCATCATGCGCCCGCACCCCGGCAAGGAGTTTGCGGTCTGGCTCGACCACGCCGGCAACTATCTGCGGTTCCGCGAGGACTGGGACTTGCTCTTCACCGAGGGCGTCACCGAACTTCAGAGCGGCGGCGAGAGGGCGAAGAAAGAGCCGACCGAGAAGGTGAAGAAGGACTCCAAGTGCCCGCGCTGCGAGGCTCTGTGGACGCGCGGCTCGCTCGCCTGCGTCGAGTGCGGTTACATCAGGCCGAACCTGTCCATGGTGGCCTCCGTCCCTGGCGAACTGAAGGAACTGCACGGCGCGAATCAGAAGGTCGCCCTCGCGAATCAGGAATTCTTCGCCCAGGTTCTGTGGTACGCCCGCGATCGCGGCTACAAGGAAGGCTGGGCCGCGCACAAGTACAAGGAAAAGTTTGGGGCGTTCCCGCCTCGCCAGTGGGGCGGCCTTGAGGGGAAGGCGCCGTCTCGCGAAACCATGTCGTGGATCAGATCGCGGGTCATTGCCTACGCGAAGGGAAGGGCGCGCGCATGAACTTCACGGACTTCGCCGCAGCATACGGGCTCATCATCACGCACCTCGAGACCGGCCGATGGGTGAGAGTGCCGACAGAGGATCACCCGCGGAAACAGAACGGGAGCTATCTGTTCCGGGGGGATCACGGGTTCGTGCAGAATCACGCGACGATGACAGACACCGTCCTGTGGAAGGATGACCGGCGTCTCGCGCCGTCGCGGTCAGACATGGCGGCGTCTCGCGCCGAAGCGACCCGAAGACGCGAGCGGGAGCAGGCAGCCGCGGCCCGAAAGGCGGCCGGCATCCTGAAGAGCGCCGACAAGGCGACGCACCCATACCTGGCCCGGAAGGGGTTCCCGGATGCGCGCGGCGCGGTTTGGCAGGGTCTGCTGGTAGTGCCGATGCGGATCGACCAGCGCCTGGTCGGGTGCCAGTTGATCGACGAAGCGGGCGGAAAGAAGTTCCTGCGCGGGCAGGCGACTCGAGGCGCGACTTACGTCATCGACAATCACGGCCCGGATATCCTCTGCGAGGGGCTCGCCACCGGCCTGTCGGTGCGGCGGGCGATGCAACACCTGCGCCAGCGATACCGGATCATCGTCTGCTTCAGCGCCGGAAACCTGGCGGCGGCGTCTCGCGCCGATGCGCTCATCGTGGCTGACCATGACCCCGCCGGCCTGACCGCGGCACGAGGCGCGGCCAGGGTTTGGGTGGGGGAGCCGGGCGCCGACTTCAACGATCACGAGCAGGCGCACGGGACCGCGGCGGCGGCGGCGTCTCTCGCCGAAGCATTCGGGCTGCCACCGAGCGAGCGTGATACGCCCGGCGGGTGCCCGGATACCAGGCGATGACGTCGCCCGGCCGAATGTCATAGCCCGTCTCAGGGCAGACACCCGGCCAGCGAGCCCGGATTAGGACGGGCTCATTCTTCATCTCGGTCTGCCAGCAGGGATTGCGTGCAGTCCTCGACAATTTCCTCGACGCAGTCCGATTCGAGCAGGAACGTCGCGTCCATCCACCCACCCTCATGCTCGGCCATGAGATAGCCGATTTCGCATTCGGGCGGGTCTTCCGGGTAGCAGTCCTCAGGCGGCCCGGACAGGCGCGCAGGGGCGCCCGGATACCAGTGGGTCACGGTGGCCTCGAGCGTGAGGCCCAGGCTGCGGAACGTATGGCGAAACGGTGTCATTCGGTGTCCCCTTCTTCATCAAACCAGTCGCGCGCCAGGTGGCGCAGGTCTGCCTCGCAATAGTCGGTCGGGTCGGAGTCACAGTACAGGTACTGTTGCAACGTCCAGCGCATTGCATGCGCCCACTGGCGCAGTTCATCGACCGTCGCGGTGTCAGGGTTGATCATGCTGCACCGCCGGCGTCTCGCGCCGTCACGAGCGAGCGAGCGTAGGCGATCGCATCCGCGCGCTTGCTGATCAGGCGGGCCACGGTGGCCAGGCCGGAGTCATCGTCGCGCAGGCGCACCAGGTAGCCGGCGACGTGCCGGTCCACGAGCGCGGTCACGTTGTCGATTGGGTCATGGAAAGAAGCAATCATGAGCGGGCTCCGAGTGTGGAAACAATGCGGCCCGAATAGCACTCGGGCACCAGGTAATCGCGCCCGGCTCGCGCCGCAGCCTCTCCGGCCTCGATGGCGGCCTCGCGACCGTCATAGCTGCCGATAGAGTCGACGCGCCGAATGGTGGCGCGCGTGTCGTCGAATTCGATCGTGCCGATAATGAGGGTGATCATGCCGCGGCCTCCTCAATGTCTCGCGCCGTCACGGTCAAGACGGTGACGACAAAGGGCCGGCCGGCGGGGTAGTCGGACGTCAGAGGGTGCTCGCGTCGGGTAACGGTCGCGACGTTATGCATGGTCAAGCGGGTCATGGTTAGGCTCCAGGTGGTTTGAAAAGGGCTGCAAAAGGGGTGTTGGCTGGCTAGCCCGCGCTCATGCGGCCACCAGCCGGGTCACGGCCACAACCTGGCCGTCGGCGTTTCGGACTGCCGTCGCGCCCGTATCGGGCGCATACTGGTCAGTCTCCAATGATGAGGATAACGAGGATCGCGAGCCCTGCGCCAGCGGCGCAGACGCTCGCAGGGTAGGGGTCGGTCCAGCCGATCACGACGGCAGCGGCCGCGAGGACGGCAGCGAAGATTGCGATGCAAGCGCGAGTCATAGCGGTACGGTAGGACATTCTCAATGCTCCAGTAGTGCCCCCCGCAGGGGGCAGGGTGATTAGTTGGTGCGCTGATGCGCCTTGATGAAAGCTTTGGCGCCCGAACGGGTCCGGCAGACGGCGATCAAGCTATCGTCGCGCCACACTTGCCAACCAGCGTCACGGGTAGGGTTCTGAAACCCAGCGAAAATGTTAACTATGCGATACATGGTGAGGTTCCTTTGTCATGAGTGATGAGTGCTACAGCCCGAACGGTAAAGGCTGCGGCGCCGACCGTCAACGGGATATTTGTTGCGAATTGTTGCGACCTGGCGCGTGCGTGCGGATGCGTGTATACGCGCCCAGGTTGCGCGCGCGCGAGCGCGTAGGGCACAATCGGGCGGTTCCCATCCCGTACCCGATCACCGATGCCTGCAAAACTGTCACGACGCGCCGCGCGCGATGCACTCTCGGCCATGCCGATAGAGACGGTGCTCGGGCTACCGCAAGGGGAGAGGCTCACGGGCAAACAGAGGGAATTCGCAAGGCAAGTAGCACTCGGCCAAACCAAAGCGGCAGCGTACCGGGCGGTGTATGACTGCGCCGGGAAGAAGATCACGGCAGCGAACAATGGCTCGCGCTTGAGTAGGGATAGCCGAATCGCAACGGAGATCGAAGCCTACAGGCTAGCCGTCGAAGCGGAAAAACATCGGACGCCCTCACAGCTACGGGCACTGGTGGTGCAGCAGCTGGTGCAACACTCGCTCGACGAAAATCTCCAGCCTAATCAACGGCTTAGAGCGCTGGAGCTATTGGGCAAAGTGACCGAGGTGGCGGCGTTTACAGAGCGCAGAGAGACAGTCACGCACCATACCGGCGACCTACGCGCGCGCCTTATGCGCACCCTGCAGACGATCGACGTAACGCCGCGGGAGCTAGGCGACGACGGCGCGGACCTGCTCGCTGAGATCGCGGGGGGGGAGCTCGAGACCCACCCACCCCCCGACCCCGAAGGTGGCCTCGCGCCCGCCCAGGCGCGTATGCATACTATTCCGCACACCCAATCCTCGCACTTTGAGATTCCGCACACCCAGCCTTCTGAAAATCTTAACGAAATCAACGATTTACCCACAGATTACCCGGAGGAGCTTCCACAGAAAGACCCCCCGGCATCGTTCTGAATTTGAAAGTGGGTGGGGGTATGTTGATGCGGAATTCCGCATGAAGCCTAAGAATCGAGAGCAGGCATTGGAGGTTTTGTTGACACCGAGACAGAGGGACATCTTCATAGTGATAGATGAGTTCTGGGCCAAGTTTGGGTGTGGGCCGTCTATAGATGATGTGATGATGGTGACTGGGGACAAGAGTAGGGGGAATGTGTCCAGAATCATGCGGCGGCTGTGCGAATTGGGCGCTTGCAAGCGTATAGAGGGGCGGGCGAGGAGCATTCGGCCGGTGTACATCAACTTTCGGCACATTCCTTGAGCATGAATCAACCATGTTGTCATGAGCCAACTTAACAAACCAGCCTCTTTCGGGGCTCAAAAGTGGGCAGAATCCCGGGGTTTTATCCCTCAAGACCCAAAACTGCTTAACAATTCCCCCAAAACGACCAATTCATGAACGTTGACGCCCTTGTCCAGAAGCTGCAACGCCTGCCGGCCAATGAGCAGGAAGCCTTCTTTTCGGATCTGGATGCGCTCAGGGGGTTGCGGGAGCGGGCTCGGTGCCAGGAGGAGTTCCTGCACTTTGTCCACACGATGTGGCCGGGGTTTGTGAACGGGCGGCACCACAAGGTCATGGCTCGGAAGTTTGAGGAGATTGCAAACGGCACCCTCAAGCGCCTGATCATCAACATGCCTCCCCGGCACACCAAGTCCGAATTTGGCTCCTACCTTCTTCCGGCCTGGTTCTTGGGGAAGTTCCCGGACAAGAAGGTGATCCAGTCTTCCAACAC